AGAAACATCTGTACCTGCGTAAAGCTCCATCGTGTCGCCGCTGGTCGCCTCTATCCATATACGGGTGTCAGAGGTATCCGCAACGTGTAAATCGGCAGCAGCATTTGGGCTGTTAGTACCAATACCGACATTACCGCTTGAGTCTATGCGCATGCGTTCTGCGCCAGAAGTTCCTAGTAATAAGCCATCAACAGACCCGCCGTTATTGTGGTTGTACTGGATAAAACCCCTGTATTGTTCGTTGCCAGTAGTCCCATCAGCAAAGAAAACACCGCCGTAGCCTCCACTAGTTGAATCACTGACCACAGTTATTCCACCACTAACACCAGTATCTACGACAAGCTCTGAAGCAACCGGATATGAAGATGGACTGCTAGTACCAATACCGACGGCGCCGCTTGAGTCGATGGTCACAGCAGTCGTATCAAGTGATGAGGCATTAGAAGTTCTGAAAGTTATGCTTTGACCAGTCGTGTTATGGTCAATAAATGCGCCGCCGCCAGACTTAAATCGGAGATTGTTTTCAGCAATTATTGTGTCGTTACCGCCCACTAAAACCTGTGATGAAACATCCGCAGTACCCGTAACGTCTATGCCGTTGGCAAAACTTACGTTCTCTGAGCTGTCGATTGTGATCGCAACCGCATCGGCGCTGTCGGAAACTGTGCGACTTAGTTCTGCAAGCTCTCTGGCTTTACTCATTAGGGTGTCTCCGCCGGTGCAGCTATAAATTCAGCGTTACGCTCTGCTGCCGACTGTATATCTGCCGCCAATACCACGGCGTTTTTGTCAGCAGGTATGCTTGTGATTTCTGGGTCGGCAGTCATACGCGCAACCTCTAAGTCATAGATTTCTTCTATTGCAATACGGCACCTGTTGTAAACTGCGTTCTCTGCCCAATCTTGCGGAGATACAGCAACATAGGCTAATGCTTTTGCTTGTACGTCTGTGAGTTCAACCGTGAGCGTTGTCATGTTTTTATCCTATTAAATAACCCTTAAAGTATGTGTGATTTATATTGCTTATTATCGTAAGGCTAGTGTTACCGATAACGAAAGGATGAAACCCAACCGTATCATTTACCGCCAATTTCATTATGGCAGTGTTGTCTAAAAACCTAGCATCAGTACCAATCACTCTGACCATTTTGTCTGTGGCTGCGGCTCTAGCTCCATTTTTTACGAACCAACTTTGAGTGGCGTTAGAACTCACATAAGTTGCCGCCTCAAAAAAATAAAGACCATCCACTGGCGCAGTGAAAAGACCTGTTGTGGTAGAAAGGTGGCTCCCCACATTAAAATCGGTGACGTTAAAGCCAACGTGTAAACCGAAACTTCCAGAGGAATTAAATCCTGTTTGGTTTGCACTAAGTCTTGCCTGAAAAGAAGGCTGGGCTGGTGTAGTCACGACTCCGGCGCTTGAAATGCGCATGCGTTCTAATTGGGGGTCGTTGGTGTAAAAATTCATGGTGCCAGATGACACTACATTCATAAAATCAGTGCCGTGGTCGTAACCAATATACCCTCTATAAGCCTGAATACCGGAAGTGCCATCCGCAAACATTAAATAGGCTTTTTCCGTACTTCCACACTCAATAGTAATACCGCCTTCGTCAGCCGCTGCCACTACAAGGTTTTCAGCGTAGTAAGCTGATGGGTTAGTAAGACCAATACCGACATTCCCGCTAGAGTCGATGCGCATGCGTTCTATTCCAGAAGTACCAAACCGCAACAAGTTAGACGCAGCATTCGACCCAGCTTGAGTGCCGATAAACGCACCATTGGTGAAATGCCCAACGTCAAGTGTGCCATACGTTGCTTGATCACCTGTGTCCAAGCCAATTTGATTAGTGTTACTAGAAATGTTCAGCGTGTCTGTTGGCGAGCTAGTACCAATACCGACGTTATTAGCCTCCGTCAGCGTCATTGTAATGTTGCCGCCACTGTCCGTGAACTTCGTCACCCCTGTAGTGCCACTTGCTCTCAGTACCAGATCACCAGCAGTACCTCCAACAGCGATAGAGTTTCCGTTGTCTATACCGATAGTCGCGTTGCCTGACCCCCTAGTAAATTCAAGAGCGGGAGTTGTTGAACTTGTGACATTTAGAAGGTGATTTGAGCTAGAACCGCCAATTGAGACGCGCTGATTGGATAGGATGCGCATGGCTTCACTAGCGCCTGTTGCGAAAACTAAAGCGTTTGACCCATGCAGATATTGCATCTGACCAACATTGTTGCCTTCTGGGTCACTAAACAGCAATCCAGCGTTTGCGTTATTAGGGGTAAGAAAGTTGATGTACGCGCTAGAGCTATTTTCAATCATAAGTGGAACGATTGCCCCATTGGCTTCCGTCGCTCCACTTGATCCGTTTGCGATTGTTAAGGTATTTGACGGACTGCTAGTGCCAATACCGACTCTGTTATTTGTAGCATCAACAACCAGTGTGGTGGTGTCTACGGTTAAGCCGCTTAGCGAGGCATCCAACCCACTTAACGCATCCACCACAGCAGCACCAGAACCTGCTCCGTCTGTGACAATCACCTTCACAGCGCCAGCAGCTACCGCCACGTTAGCGCCAGAGCCCTGGCTAAAAGTCAGCGTATAAGACGTCTCATTGCTGATGATCCAAACCTTGCTAACGGTGTTAGGCGCAAGCGTCACGGTGCAAGCCTGACCACCGCCGGTGCATTTGAGGTACAGGCTGCGCGCCTCATCCGCAACGCCATCGGCCAATGTGATGGTGTGCGTTGATGCGTTTGGGATCGTCTCACTACCCTGGCCAAACGCACTCGCAATGTTGCGGATAGTGGTGTTGAGGAGCCCGCCCCAAGTGCCAGCATTAGAACCGCTCTCTTGCTCGCGGATGCGCAGATCGTTAGTGAAGACGTCAGCCATTATTTAATCCTCAAGCTGCCCGCTGCCATGATGTGCTGGCGCTGGGCTGTTGTGTGTAGGTCGTGCTTGCGCTGGATTCGTCTGACCAGCTGGTTGCGGCACCCGGTTCCGTTTGCCATTTAATTTCGCCAGAAGCCGTGACTGTGCTTTGAGCACTGATCGCTGCAACGCCAAAGCGAACCTGACCGCCGCTTGCCGTAAACGCAGAAGCAGCTGCGATGGTTGCCTTGCCGTTGAGTAAGGTGCTAGACGATGCAGTGACTGAGCTCGTTGCGCTAATCGAAGCAGCTGCGTGGACAACCACGTTTGCATTTGCGCTAACGCTAGACGAAGCCGCAATGAGCGCAGCAACGTGCCTAAACCGCTGCCCGCTTGCTGTAACTGTCGCAGCGGCCGCGATTGTCGCGCCTGCTTCCCTAATGCGACCACCATTGGCAGTAACCAAAGCGCTAGCACTGATAGCTGCCGCAGCGTTTGCCACCACTTGCGCAGCCGCTGTAACACTCGCTGAAGCAACGACAGTCGCGCTAGCGTCGTAGTAGCTCCATTGACCATAGCGACCAGCATTCCAGCTACCGTTGCCATAACCCTGACTCATTTAGTCCAGGGTCACGTCGAGATCGCCGGCAGGAATGCGAAACACGTCGCCGGTTTCAATCGTTCTGCTAGACGTCAAGTTTGACCAGGCTAAGAAATTGCCAGAGCTCGCTGCGTCAAAAATCGCAACGGCAACAATCGTGCCCCAGTTGCCGGTCGCCGTAGGCCACTCGACAGCCGCGCTGTTTGTCGATGCCGAGCTCGTCGTCGTAAATGCGCAGCTTTGTCGCGCATAGGCGCTGCCGCTTAATTCTGTGCCGCCGCCCGCGTCTGTTGGAGCCACGGTGTAGAGTGCCAGATACTTGGTGCCAGGCTGGCTGAAACTGCCGCCGCTCAGCACATAATCGAGCACTTTGTTTTCTAAATAGTCGCTAAAGCCAGCCATAAGTAATTCCTATTGGAGCGCAGCCGCTCGCATTTTGACGCTGGTCTGGCCAGCCGTTCGTTGGTTGCTCACTTCCAGGTCATCAATCGCTCGCTGGTACAGGCTTGCCCATACGGTTATGCGCTCGTCGTTCTGCAGGTAGGGTGCGCTCTGCATCAACGTGCCGTAGAGATAGATGTCTGGGTTGTGCGTGAGCAGCCAGTTGCTTGTGTTCGTGTCGGAAAGCGCTTCGATCTTGGCGTAGTAAACGAGCTCTGCCGTGTACCCAGTAGCCGTGTTGTCTGGTGATGGAAAGACCTGTATCTCAGTGCCAACGTGGCTGTAGCGCGATGGCGTGCCAGTAGCACTGCTGCCAGACTTCAGCGCGTTCAGCGCTTCGTTCGTGACAAACTCCATCTGCGTTACAGGGTTAGTCTCGAGAATCAGACTCACCGTCTGTATCCAATCCGCCGGTGTCGCGCTGTATTCGCTGTCGATCGTCGCTTGAGACCGAGTGATCATGTAGCGATGGCGGATGCTGCGGTTAAACTGCGATTCCGCCAAAGCCACAAAGTCACCTATCGCACTCGTCAGATCCGTGCGGTTTAGCCAATCGGCTACGCTCGCCTGGAGCTCTGAGTACGTCGAGATCGCCATTAAATACGCGCGTCTCGCGTGCGAAACGCACGGTTATCTGGATCGTTAAGCCATGCCTTCATCTTTTTAGGATCGTCAGCAATGCCTCTCGCTTTCAGGTCGTACAAAACGCTCAATGGAATGGACGCAACCTTTGACCACTCACCATGCTTTTGGTGTCGATCCATCTCGTTACGAGCCCGCTTGTTCGCCTCAACGATTGCCGTCACGTCTTGCGATGTCGCAATAGTGATTTTGTCGTCTTTCAGCGTCTCGCCGGCTTCGTATACGAAGTCTGATTTGATGCCTGTTGTGGCATCGTTAGACAGGTTGCGTTTTATTTCCATTGATTAGTCCTAGCTAGTGGATAGGTCAGCCACAACGCCCAGACCAGCCTCTTGAGTGACGACCAAGCCGTACTCAGCCAAGGTGAGAAATTTCGTTGCATCACCGGTTTTGGCCAGTTCTTCAGCCTGGATTGGGCGAAGCGTTGCAACCTCACACATATCTGGGTCGATGACGTAAGCGTCGCGTGCGCGGCTCTTGGTAGAAGGTACGATCTGAACGCTACCGAAATCGCTAAGGTAGACGTCAGCCGCCCCAACAATTGTGGTAGGGCCGTCAGAAGGTGCCATGTAGCGCTGAGCAGCAATGCCGGCAAAGCCAGAAATA